GTCACCCAGACGAACTGCGCGGTGCCACTGGCCTTTTCCGTCTCTTTGAGCTTGCCGCGGACCTTGGCATTGGTGAGATAACCCAAGGTACCGATGTCGGCATTGTCGATGGCCACCTCGGTCTCCAGCTGAACGATGTGCGACCATGTTGGCGCGCCGCCGTTTGCGCCGCCGACCACGGATCCAATGCCCGTGGTGTTGAGAATGCCGGTAGGCTGGTTCGCGGTGCCGCTGCCGTTGATGGCCGCCAAATCCAGACCCAGGGCGTTGATCTGGATCAGATCGTTACGGACAAATGCCTCGACGTCCATCGAACTCTGGGCCAGGAACTGACGGGTATAGGCCGTAGTGGCCTGCGCCGTCTTGGGCGCCAGTGGCACCTGGTCGAATGTGGCGTTGCTCTCGGTGACGTCGGCACCCGGGTTCTCACCCACCCAGTACAAGGTCGTGGTCCCAGTCTGACGCGGAAATGCGAGATCGCCTTCCAGGCCCGAGAGCACCTGGGCACCCATCCGGCGCACCAGCATGCGATTGCGCAGGATATCGATCAGGCCCATCACCTCGGTCTGCACCGTGTACCCGCCCGTGGCCGCTGTACCGGCCGTGAGTGGGGCACGCTGCATCATCTCGGGTGGCATACGCAGGGCAGTGGGGATGAAGAACCCATCCGTTGCCCGGCCGAGTTGTTTGGCAATCGCTGCCGACACCTCGCGTTCCAGGCCGGCCTCGCTCCAGTCTCCACTGATCGCGGCCCGCATAGCGCGCAGGATCGAGAAGTTCTCGTGCTCGCGTTGGGTCATATCGTTGCCGACCGTGACGGGCTGGGGAATGGGGTCGCCGCCGGACTGGCCCAGTCGCTCGAGGACGGCCTGGCGGAACTCATCCACGCTGCGGCCGTTGTCCACGAACTGCCGGGCCAGATCCTGGACATGGTGCAATTCGCCAATCCGCAGAATGTCGCTGATGCGGCGCTGCTCAGCTTGTCGGGCCTGGCTCTCGATCTGGGTCACGTCCACGGTGGGTGCCGCAGGCGGCTGTGCCCCTCGGGTGTCCGCCGGGGGCGGCGTGTTGTTGTCGGTATCATTTGTTACGGGTTCAGGCATGGTCCTGATCTCCTCTGGCGTTGTGACAATGAACTCGTTTTCCTCAACATCGCCCGTCCGGCCGACGCCGACCGATGGATCTGCCGGCACGCTGACGATGCTGACCTCGTAGGGCTCCCAATCGGTGACGCGATAGACGTCCGGTCCTTCGTCGCCGGTCTCTTCGAGCACGGCTTTGTGGATCCGGTAGCCCACCGACACCGATTTGCGGATGCCGTCTACCACGTCTTGGAAGATCTCCCTCGCGCGCTCGCTGTTGCCGAAACGAGCTGTCAACCGCCCCCGGCGGTCCTGGTCGATGGAGACGGACTCGACAACGCCCACGTGGTCACGGACGTTGTGATCCACCAGGATCGGCCCGCCGTCGGCCAGGCGGCCCAGCCTAACGCTGCCCGGCGAGTGATCCAGGATCTCTGTGCCAAACCAACGGTCCACGGGCTCCTCGCTGGAGAAGGCCAGCTCGACGGTGCGCGCCTCCTGGTCGATGGCGGCCCGGTCGAAAAAGGCACTGCGGAACAGTGGCTTGGTTTTGATGGTCTTAGTTGTCTGTCTGGTCTTGGGCATTGGCGCCTCCCGTGTCTTGTTGCTGTATCCCGAATTCCATGGCGAGCCCCCGGGCCGCCATCATCTCGTTCCAGGCGCTCCATTCGTCGAGCACGGTCTCCGGATCCGCCCCGCGCTCGCGGATGATCTGTTGGGGACTGCTCACTTTGAGACGCAGGGCCAGGTCGTTGGCCTGCATCTCCTTCTGCGGATCGACCCAGCTCCAGCGCCTGGGCTGCCATGTGATGCTCAGGTACTTTTCGTAGCGCGTGTCGATGAGGGGCTTGCCCGCGACCGTCAGTGCGCCTGCGGTGAGCGCGAGAGACAACCAGTCCCGGTAGACTTGGTCGCAGAAGGACTCGATCATCCAGTCCTGCAGCATCATCCAGACGTCACGGTCGTTCAAAGCGCCGTGGCGCAGGCTGGAGAAGTTCACGCCCTCGTAGTCGTTGGCATAGCTGTTGTAGTTGACGCCCAGGCCGCTGGCGATACCGCGCAGCATGTTCTTGACGAAATCGCCATAGGCACTGTTGGGGTGCTGCGGATCCCATGCCTTGAAGGTGTACCCAGGCGGCAGGACCTCGAAGGTGCCCGCCTCGGCGTCTGTCACGAAGTTGCCAGCTGCGTTCTTTTCGCCGTTGCCGATGGGCGGCTGGCCAGGCCCTGGCGGAATCTCGTCCTCACGTTCCTCGAAAAACCCCATCTTGGCCGCGGCTACCCGGGCGGCAACCAGTTCGGCTTCCTCGTAGCCGGACAGCATGTTGAGGCGCAGTAGGGCCGTGGCAGTAGGTGGAATGCCGCGGCTCTGCCAGATCCACTCCGGCAGGAACAGATGGTAGATGTCCCGGGCCAGCACCCGGATACGCTTGCCGCCGGTGCGGTAACCCGTGGACGCGGCCTTTTCTGCCGTGAAGTGGTAGGCCACGGGCCTGCGGTAGGCATCCAGCTCGACACCCATCTGGATCACGTTGCCGCTTGACAACTCCGTGCTGTAGTCCACATCCAGGGACTCGGAGTCGATGAACTCCAGGGCAAAGCGGTACTTGTTGCCTTTCCAGTTGCGGTGTTTGCGGATGATGACCTCGCCATCGGTCATCAGGGTATCGATGGCCAGGCGCTGGATCATCTTCCAGCTGAAGCGGCCGGTCACGTCTGGGCTGCCCATGCGCCCCCAGTCCGTCCAGCCTGCTTCAATGGCCTCACTGGCCAGGGTGTCCTGTGTGCCATCAGGATCCTTGATCCGCGCCTGCAGGATGATCCCCTGGTGACCGATGACGTTTGTCTTGGCCAACCGCAGGAAGGCGCGGACGTGATCGTTATTTTGGGCCTCGCTCCGGGCCCGGGCGCGCAGCTTCCGCAGCCCAGCGCGGATGTCCACGTCGATAGGCTTGGGCACCGTGGTCCAGCTAGACGTCAGATTGCTGAATTTGGCAGCATCGAACGAACGGCGCCTGGCCGGCGGCACCGGTGGCCGACCGTGCACGGCGTACCACGCAGCGTTCACGATGCGCTGCGCCAGGCTCTTGATCATTCCCATCAGAATCTGACCTGAATCTTACGGGCTGGGGAAAGGCCCTGGGCGATTCTCTCCGCTTCCAGTTCCTGCCGATAAAGGCGCGTGTAGTGGTTGTGCCAGCGGATGAGGTCACCCGGTGACATTTTCTCCAATGTCATCCCTGCAATGCTGTAACGGAGCTGATCCTTGGAGGCCTTTTTCAAGATCACCGCCTCAAGGGCATCGAGGACCTGCTTGACGTGGCTGCGGGCGTCATAGCCGTCCGTGCGGGACGCGAAATCCGGCTGGATTTCCATTTCTCCCGACGCAACGCTGTAGCGCTCAGACCCCTTGCTGACATAGGCCTGCCAGCGGTACTGCCCGGTTTTCCAATCCTTCGTATTCGACGCAGAGACATTAATCAGATGATATCCATCGCCGTTATCACTGCCTGAAAAACCGATCCGGTAGCTGTCCATGACCAGGGCATAACTCAGCACCCAACCATCAGCTGGTGGATAACCTGCGAAGTACCGCTTGAATTTCAGGGTGTCGCCGGCCACGAAGACGGATGGCTCCGTTGTCTGAATCGCGCTCATGAATTGCCTCCGCGAAACGGCGGATCAACCGCCGCGTCGATCAGGGATTGTTCACTGTCAGCGTCACATCGAACTGCCAGCTCTGTGCGCTGGTCTTGGTGCCCAGCGACTCAACCTTGCGCGTAAGCATGGTACCGCCGGTCAGGGCGTTGAACACGCCCCATTCCTGCCATGCGAAGTTGGCCTCGGTGGTCGCAAACAGCGCGCGCATGGCGATCTGGTTGCCGGTGCGCTGCGGGTAGCCGGCTTCCATACCCTTGCGCAGCTTGTTCGTGACGGCCTGCAGGTCAGTCTGTGTCTTGGCGAAGACGGTGGTGCTGTCTCCCACGCCAATCGCCGCATTCGTGTTGTCGAACTTGGTCACGGCCTCGCCGATGAGGTCGGATGCCAGGTGGTCCCGGCCGGCGTCTGTCAGTGGCATGGATCAGCCCTCCTGTGGTTCGATGTATGCGGTGATGGCCGCTGCGAGCGCAGTCCGCCGCGC